TCTGCAAGATGGGACACGGTCACACGCATAGGTATCCCACGATATACAGTGATACGAGCGGTGGTGGCGCTGGTGGTGTGGTGACCGATGTCGTCTCAGTCGTATCATGGGATTCCACCAACAGCACGTTGACCGTAGACGGTGTGCTCGATACCGAAGTATTCGATGCTAAGTTCGGGACTAAGGAAGTTCTAGGAAACAGGAAGTTCCTACGTGTCTACAACCCCACTACCGATGAGGGAGCAGTTTGCTCATACACCGCACAGGGAAGCGTAGCGCTGACTGTGGTAGGCGATGTGGACTTCTCCACATTCATGGCTGCGCAGACAGTCACAGACCTCAAGGTAGTCCCCTCATACTACATCCCCGGAGGCAGCACTAGGTTCTATGCTGCACGTCGACTACGAGACCATGCGGAAGTAAGCGGTAACTCACCGGACATGGCTCAGACGCTTTACTTCAACAACGACATCGGATACACCGCTTACAGCAAGCCGAAGATGACACCCATGCCATACCCGAGAATGGGACATCATTACGTCACTCCCACCATGCCCATGCTACCCGGCCATTGGGCACATCCAGCGTATCAAGGGCTATACAAGAGGCATCTCGCTGATTTCAACCTCCTAACTGGATTCAAGGATGCAGCGTTCCTATCTGACAATTCCACAGCCAAGAGCAAGAAGGCCGATGTCACCAACTTGGCATTGACAGTCAACCCTATGGAACCGGAAATCAATTTCAGTGGCGTAAACGCCGCCCCATCGCCGCCCAGCGATATACATGGAGGGGCGTTTACGTTAATGTTTGAAACGGCTATCAAATATGATGGTTACGGGATACTCGCTACTAGCGGTGCTAACGCTGGTGACATCAACAAGGTCGGTGGACACACCATAGTCTTGGAGGCTGCTGCTAATTACACATTAGGAAGACACTTCCCCGACCCATTGGAAGTCGGTGCGTATCAGATAGTGATACAACCCAACCTATTCAGCAATCAGATAATAGGATATCACAACAATACCACTGATGGTCTAACCAGCCAACAGGTAAACACGGTCATAGCAATCAAGCAAGATACCTCCAAAGGTGGATTATCGCTAGTTCTCGCTAACGAGGTCGGTGCTGATGTGAGGGGTTGTGAGGTATTCATGAACGAGGCGACTATGGACATAAGTCCCGACCACGGTAGTCAGTTCACCAATATACCCCCATTGATGTCATACAACCCACTAGGCGTGCAATTGAACGAGACCCCTTCCTTCACGAGAAGGGGATTCCCATATTCCAAGATGTTCAGCCCAGCAACACCCGGACATACCCTCAATATACCGTGGTGGAGCATACTGCATTCTGATAACCCCTCAAGTAATAGTGGGATATATGCAAAACTATCTCAATATGCACCCGAGGATTATTATCATATATGCAGAAATAGTTTCGGAAGTATAGGAAAACAGTTGACGATTAACGGATATCCCTCAATATACCTTGATATATATTCAGATATATCTCAAAGTATTAGCATAATACCAAAATGCACTGTGAAATCATTCGATATAGGTAGTGGAAGGATAACAGTAGATAATGCAAATACCTTCCCAGTCAAATCCTACTTCTCCCCAGTAGTGGAATATACTGCAAAAAGCGGTAAGAAGCACAAAATGGCACTCGTCAATAGAAGCGGATACTACTTTGACATGAATAAAGCGGATTTCATCGATGTGACTGGTGGCACGAGTCCTTTCTTCACTGACCTCTACATTGGTGCAGTATTACGTTTATCGGATGCATACGATACCTTGCCAGTAGGTAATCTCCTCACTGATAAAAAGAAGAGCGTATTTGCGAATATACTACCTCAAATTGTAAATGGCAATCAAGATACCAATAGCAAATACGTTCCCGATGCATTCCTATGTATGTGGCATCCTAATTTGGGTAGGCCAAATACATACTTCTCAGATAGTAGAACCAGTTTTGGTGCTAATGCGATTGACAAGAAAGCATACAACTCCATGCCCGAGCACTTTGAGACTATTCATTATCACGATTTCTCATATGCAATTAGCACTGGGCCATTCGATTTCCTAATCAAGAGGCCCGATAAGGACAAGGATGGGACAATAACCGCTGGTGATGCTGACCATGACGCTGGTGGAACCAACGTGATGCTGACTGGTTACTGGCCCTGTGGTAGTCGTGGAGGCCCACAGGCAAGCGATTTGGGCTTCTATGGGTATGTCAGCGCAACTTGGAACACGCATGACGCATCTTCTACCGCTAACTACTCGACTGCTACGCAATATGAGTTCGTGGATAGCGATGATGATGGTGATTACAGGAACACTGCGGCTACGGGCATCTCGATAGGTTCTTCCGCCAATGGACAGAGAAGGGCGTATGGATACCGTATCGCACTACTGCAAGCCTGTAACAGGCCGCGTTACGGCATCATGCCAGCCCGTGCGCTATACGAGAGCACCACATTGGTAGATGGTGGGAAGAACACCACTGACAACACATCCGGGCCTTTGGTGCAGATGTCCTCACAGGAATGGGAGAAGGGCGCTGATAGCGCCACATCGAAGACCTTCCCGATAACCTACGTAGGCGTCATGGAGAGGCTTACCGACTTCACCGGAAGGCTAGGGCACGACAAGGCGGAGAACCAAGTGAGATACAGCGACGGTAGGAGGATGACGAGGCCATTCGGCACACCTATACGCACGCTGCGCAACTTGGCCTACCATTCGGGAACCAACGCCACACCCGCGCAGAGGGACTGGTGGGGTGATGATGAGGGTATGGGAATAACAAGCCTCTCTACGGCCTCTCAATACTATTTGGTAGATTGGTGGGGGAACGAGCGTGGAGAGGACGTAAGGCGTGCTCCAGTGCGTGGATTCGGCATCAGACCAGCATGGGACTGTGGTGACGCATACGAATACGACAGGAGGAACAGCAGAAGCCCATACAGGAGGGTGTGGAACAACGGCAAGCCCATATTCAACATGAAGGGCATAGTCGACCTCTCCAACGGCAACATCAGCGTGACCGCTGGTAACACGATACCTCGTTTCGGAGGCACTGACAATGATGAGAACCTCAACGGCAACAACAACGACTTGGTAGATGTGTTCGCGCCCACACACGCGCTCAGAGTAGGAGACATGGGCAACGGTCGTGGAGTGAGATACCCAACCGCATTCAACGAGGACGTGCTGACGGAGTTATCTGCACCGATACACAAGACTGGTGTGGTGCTAAGTCACAACACCGCAGAGCCTCTCTTCGGTGAGGGTCTCATACGACCGAAAGACACCGTATTGGAAGCCGATGAGGTGAAGCGTGGCATAAGCGCTAGACTAGGCATAGACGAAGATGGGCTATTGAAGACAGATGCGATAGTGAGCGACAAGGTAGAGACGATAACGGGCGATACACCACACAAGACAGCGATATCCCGTAGCAGTCCTAGAATAGGACTCGACGCTACCATATCCGAGGATGTGGAGCAGAACCACATAGCAATCAACACCGAGGCACATAGCCTACACACAGACCGCAACGTAGGTCAGAAGGTGACGTTCCTCGGTGCATCTCACCTGCTCAGTGGGGCATCGCAACTCTATGATGCCAATTACACAAGCGTGTCGTTCGCTAGACAAGCAGGTGGTTCCTCAGTATACTCCGCCCACAAATACTCGCACACGAACATCTTCCGCCCATATGGTGGGTCATACGTGATGGAGAGCAAGAACTATGCTGGGTTCTTCGATGACACGGGTTGGGGCGTATCTAACCTCACCGCTGGTCTCAAGACCACCAACCCGTATCAGAACCTCACATTCAAGAGCAATACCGTTAGGAACAACGAGAAGGACAATAGCGTGAAGTTCCTCATACGACCAATACGCCTACTCGATAACAAGCACGTAGAGGTATTCAGACCACATGACTCCCTACACTCGTCTTCCCCGCAATACGTTCAGAATTACCTCCGCGCAACTAGCGGTGGTAAATATGGCATCTTCACATACGAGGTATCCAACGGTAGGACGGAAACAGCGAACATCCATACTGGTAGAACGATACCCGATGGTGATGGGCCATACCTACCCATATTCGGTTTCGATAGCACAGGCACTTTCGCTACACCATCGAGTCATGGGCCTAAGATACCCGGAACTGAGGTAACGGGCTTTGACAAGACCAGTCTGCTATCCACGCAATCGTCTTTGGTCATCACGGAGAACACACTGCAACACCATCGTTCGGATGCGCCGAGAAGGAGACAAGAAGGCGATACGGATGACGAATTGAGCAAGCCGGATTACAAGGTGAAGCCTAGATTCAGCCAATCTCTGCACTCAAAGGGGCACAAGGGTGATGTCACATACAGCGTCTCAGACCACACTGGAGATGGTGCGTAATGCGATTGACCAAGACTCAGAGTTACTTCGATACGGCTCTGACTACTGTAGCGACTAAGGTGAGACAACCAGTATTCGTCGATAACGCAGTTCACTACGCTAAGGTAGAGCCGAGGAGCGATGGGAAGAGCAGAGTCACCATAGAGGGAAGGAATGCGGAGAACTACGACCTCGCAACGGAGAAGACATACTCCTACGTCGAATCGGAGTCATCCATTACCATAAGCCACACAGAGAGCGATGGTCATACGCAGAAGTCTAACCTATGGACGAGTAAGGGCAAGAACATCCCCACTAACATGATGTTCGGTAGCGACAGACCGAGCAATAGACTACTCGGAAGCACATACACCACTACCGACACGGGTCTTAGGGTAAATCTGCGCAATATGAAATCGAGAACTCTCAATAGCATAGGCTTCGTTGAGAGCGATGTGCATATGGGGCAGTTGATGGATGTAGGGATGAGAACCACGGATTTGGCAGTCCAACTATCCAATTCCATCACGGGAGCAGTGACTTCCGTATCCATAGGCGAATCTCTGAATACGGCTAACAGCACTTCTAGGAGAAAGCATAGCAACGTGTTCCTCGCTACAGATTTCAACAACGTGAATCTCATAACCGCATTACGCTACATATCGAGACATGACAGCGGTGTGCCCATATTCAACAGGTATGGGACTCTCCTCTATGTCCCAGTCAATACCATAAGCAAGATACGGCAGATTAACTCAGCCATCAGATTCGGGAAGAAGAACAAGTCCCCAGTCGATAACAGTGAGAACAGGATATCGGTGCAAGGGAGACAGATAGCGCTCAATGAGCAACTAATCATCACTATGGATGACAGAGCACGGCAGAAAGGTAAGTTCGATAGCGATGTGATAGAGAACGTAACTCCCATTTTCGATGCCTCCATCACCAGCAAGCAGCAGGGTAGGAAGGTAGCACGCAAGATGCTCAAAGCAAACACCGTCATGCAGGGAGCGCTATCCTCTCAAGGACACCCCAACCAATGGGACATAAGACCGGGAGATGTCGTGATGTATGACCGTGAGAAATACATCGTCTCAGAAGCAAGCCATAGAATGAGCGATGGGCAGAGCGACTTCGTGCTCCTCAGCATGGACATAGGGATAGACGGCGTATTGCAGGGCATACTAGAGGGAAGCATCACAGCAGCAGCCACCACTAACAATGAGAACGGGTATCAGATAGTGGAGGAAAACTTCTCATTCTTCAACACACTCGATATCAACATCCTACCAGTAGTAGTGGTAACGCAAGTATCACCCAATGGCTTTCTCATCGGAGAAAACGCTGGTAGGGGAAGAATCGGAGGTGCAGCGACAGTGGGTGCTACAACAGGAATAATGAAAATCGGATTGAACAAGGAGACGCCAATAGTGCTACGGGGTGAGATGTAATGCCAGCGAGTGACCATTTGAAGAGACTCATGATTGAGACCATAGCAGACAACATCAATGAGATGGTAATAGGATACGATGGGACTCCAGCCACATCCTCCGATGGTGCGGCCGGAAGACCAGCACTGACAGTCACACCGACAGTGAAGATACTCGATAACGCGACACTTCTTGTTGAAGGCACTCTTACAACAGCGGATTCATTCGATGAGACTTTGAAGGAAGTCTATGTCCAACTACGTGGGACGAACGGGTTCACGCCCATTACCCGGCACGTATTTAGACCAATCAAGAAGAGTTCATCGAATGAAATCAATATACAACTAATAGTGGAGGTGAAGTGATATGGGAGAAAATCCACTAAAGAACCACACTACTAGACTGACTGATGGAGACTACATACTCTCACCATCTCTGACCAATCTATACTCGGGATTACACGGTAATGGCATACTGCTTCTTGAGGATGCGGCTACAGGCGATACTGACAGAGACAGCGCTGCTGATTTGGGTGGCGCAATAACAGCAAGCAACAACGTCCTAACCATCAAGCCCGGCTATGCAGTAATCGATGGAATGGTAGTGCGTTTCGGTGCAGATGCGCACAGCAACAGTTTCAGCAACTACACACTCACTCTACAGGACAGCACCGTCAACTTCGGCTCGACCAACACCGACCACCTATCGACTGCCGGGGATACTTGTCTGCTCGTCGTGTATGTGTGCAGCAACAAGAGCGGGACACCTAACAACAAGAACATACAGGTGGAAGCCGGGACTAAGGTCAATGGGTCTTACCCGTTGACGCCGGAAGCCTTCCTAACAGACCCCAATTCCAGTTTCGACTCAAAGCAGAGCACGGTGCTCGCAGTGCTCAAAGCGGAGTATAACTCTTCACATGGGGACATGAATCTCAACATAACTAACGTGTATGACTGTAGGACTTTCATCCGAAGAGACCCCATCTACTTCTCTCCAATGACGAAGGATGCGGTAGGGACATACACTAACAACGTCAAGACGCACACGACCCTAGATGGTATGCATGGAGCAGGGAACGAGAACGGGGCGCTGGACGGCTCTCCATTCGGTGCTTTGTGGATGACGAAGAACACATCTGACGAAGCGGTTCTGATGTTCAGCGGAGAGCAAGCCAGTTCACGAAGGACATGGAGACTGGGGCCGGACAAGATGCAATTCTACGATGGGTCGGGGCCAACCGTAACTTTCACATTCGATGGGACGAACATATGGAACGTCGAACCCGCTGCTGCAATCAACATCAACCCCAGCGGTGACTTCCCAATCAGCCATGTGGTGAGCGTATACAACAGCGATGACACACACGCAGTGACTTTCGATTCGGCGGGGATTGCGGTAACTGTAGGAGCGCTATCGAGTGCGATGTTCACATTCGATGGGACTAACTGGAAGCAGGTATTCGCAGGTGCGCAAGTCGCGGGAACCGCATCGGGAGCACAGGGACTCATACAGTTCCGTGGAACGCAATCCGGCGTTCACTCATCCGACGCTGGTTTCAAGTTCGACAAGGGAGAGGCTACTGGTGTTCTCATCAACAACGGCTCC